TCACGCATCAACGCCGAGCTCCTTCAGATACCCGGCCATCTTCGCCCGCACCTCGGCAAGCTCCGCCTCGATCCGCAGGATGTCCTTCTGCACGGCGGCCACGTCGATCTCTTCCTCCGGCTCGAAGGTGTCGACGTAGCGGGGGATGTTGAGGTTGTAGCCGTTCTCGGCGATCTCCTCGGGGCTGGCCCGGTGCGAATACCGTTCGACCTCGGCGCGGGCGCTGTAGGTCTCCAGCACCTTGGCCACATGCGTCTCGTCCATCACGTTCTGGGTCTTGCCCGGCGTGAATTCCTTGCTGGCGTCGATGAACAGCACGTCGCGCCGGTCCGCGTTCGCGCCGCCCTCTTCGCGCGAGCGGTCGAAGATCAGGATGGCGACCGGGATCCCCGTGGTGGTGAACAGGTTGGCCGGCAGTCCGACCACGGCGTCGAGCAGGTTCTCCTCGATGAGCTGCTGGCGGATGCGCCCTTCGGCGCCGCCCCGGAACAGCACGCCATGCGGCACGATCACCGCCACGCGGCCGGACTGGCGCTTGGCGATCTCGATCATGTGGGTGATGAAGGCGTAGTCGCCCTTGGACTTGGGCGGCACGCCGCGCCAGAAGCGCTTGTACTGGTCGTTGTCGGCATCCTCCGCGCCCCACTTGTCGAGCGAGAACGGCGGATTGGCCAGCACCACGTCGAAGCGCATCAGGTGGTCGCCCTCGACCAGCGCCGGGCTGTTGAGCGTGTCGCACCATTCGATGCGGGCGGCGTCCTTGGCGTGCAGGAACATGTTCATGCGGGCCAGCGCCCACGTCGCCCCGTTCACTTCCTGCCCGTAGAGGGCGAAGTTCTCGGATCCCACCTCCTGCGAGGCCTGGATCAGCAGCGAGCCGGACCCACAGGCAGGATCGCAAATCGTGTTGCCGGGCTGCGGCGCCGCCAGTTTGGCCAGCAGGCGCGACACGGCCGTCGGCGTGTAGAACTCGCCGGCCTTCTTCCCGGCATCCGAGGCGAAGCGCGAGATCAGGTAGATGTAGCACTCGCCGATGATGTCCTCGGTCACCCGCGACGGGCGCAGGTCGAGCGCGGGCTTGGCGAAGTCCTCGAGGAGGTTCTTCAGGCGGCGGTTACGATCCTTCGGCCGGCCGAGATTGGCCTCGGAGTTGAAGTCGATGTTGCGGAAGACGCCCTCGAGCTTGGCCCGGTTCGCGTCCTCGATCTTCTCCAGCGCGATGTTGATCAGCTCGCCGATATTGGCCTCGTTCCGCTGGGCGTAGAGGTCGTAGAAGCTGGCGCCCTCTGGCAGGATGAAGCGCTCGCGCTCGAGGCGGCGGCGAATGCGGGCCACGTCGTCGCCATACTGCTTGCGGTAGGTCTCGAGATGGTCGTTCCAGAGGTCCGAAATGTACTTCAGGAACAACATGACGAGGATGTAGTCCTTGTACTGGCCGGCATCGACGGCGCCCCGGAAGGTGTCGCAGGCCGCCCATGCGGTCTGGTTGATCTGCTGTTGGGTGATCTGGTCGGTCATCGAGCAATGTCCTTCTGGTCGGCAGCCTTGGCGGCATCGCCGAGAATGGCGCTTACGAGTGTTTCCCTGCGAGCCGCGAGTTGCCGAAGCAACTGCCCCTCCTGCCGTGCGAGGGCGTCGAGTTCGACGATACGTTTCTGCGTCTGCAGGTCGGGCACGGCTATCTCGAGGTCTTCGAGTGCCGCCATCGGGATCATCCTGAGGCTTGTGCCCTGCGCCTCCGCGCCGAGCTTGCGCTGCGCGTCGGGCTGGTTGATCGCCCACGCCAAGTATTCTGGAAGAACTCGCCGCCGGTCGGGGCGAACGATCACCAACGGGACAATGACCACGACGGGCTCCGGCAGCGAAGCGGGAATGGCCACCGCGGCGTTCGGCTCGCCACGCGATCGAAAGACGACCTCGCCGCCGCGGACGAAGTATCGGTCGGACAGTTTGCCCAGATCATACCTCTGGAAGTCCGGGCCAGGCTCTTCGCCGTTCGTTCCGACGTCACGCAGCTGCAGCGCCGGCACACCACCCTCCGGCAGAGGATCGAGTCTGCCGCGCGCCGTGTAGCCGGAGTGAATGTCGGAGAGCTCGGCGAGCCGCATGAAAGAATCCTCTGTAAGTCAATTTACAGAGAAATAGGCGCTCACACCTCGCGAGTCAATCCGTAAAATTGCAGTTTTTGTCCTACAGAGAAAAATGTAGCGCCTGATGCTGCCATGTGAGCGGGAACGGCTCCAGCACCTGCGCGAGCGGCACGTCCGGCCCTTGAGCCTCTTCCAGGATTGCCTCGACGATGTCGGGCGCGAGCAGGGTCAGGCGCAGGACGCGGGTCATGTATGAGGGCGCGATCTCTTCGCGTTCGGCCAACTCTGCGATGGTGGCGAACTCCCCTGATTCGAGAATCTTCTTCCATCGGAAGGCGCGCGCCAGCGCCTTGACCAGCGTGTTGTCGGTCCGCCGCGAGTGCGTGACGCCTTCCGGCAATTGCATTTCCTTCCGTCCGCCGCGCTTCATGACGCGGAAAGGGACGTGGAGCGTCACTGTGTCGGGGATCGACACTCCGCGGCTCATGCTGCCTCTCCAACACCGCCGGCCAGCATTTCGCGCGCGAGTCCGCTGAGGCCATCAACCCGCAGCCGGACGTTCAACCCGTCTGTGCGCATGTCGACGCGCTCAACCAGCAATGTCACGATGCGTGCCTGCTCGGCGGGGAAGAGTTCGTCCCACAGCGGATCGAGCTGCAGCAGGGCAGAACGGGCGTCAGCCTCGGTGATGTCGTCGGCGTGAGCGCGCGCCGCCTTCCACGTGCCTGCCACGATCTCAGGCTGGCGGAACACGGCGCGAAGCTGGTCGATGACGGCAGCCTCGATCTCGCCCGCGGGCACGCGGCCGACCGGGCATGATCCGGCACCGTGCTTTAGCACCGTTTGGCTCACATAGTAGCGGTAGAGTCGGTCACCCTTGCGCGTGTGCGTCGGCGAGAAGGCCGCACCATCGGGGCCGAACAGCAGCCCCTTCAGCAGCGCGGGCGTGTCGGCGCGGGTCCGCGCTGCGCGCTTGCGCGGGCTTTCCTGCAGGATCGCATGGACGCGGTCCCACGTCTCGCGGTCGATGATGGCATCGTGCTCGCCAGGATAGCTTTCGCCCTTGTGGACCGCCTCGCCGATGTAGGCGCGGTTGCTGAGCATCCGATAGATGTACTTCTTGTCGATCCTATTCCCGCGCGGGGTGCGGATGTTGCGCGTGCCGACCTCTCGCGCCAGTTCGGTGCCGGACCCGATCTCGAGGAAGCGGGCGAAGATCCAGCGCACATGCGCGGCGCTTTCTTCGTCGACCAGTAGCTTCCGGTTCTCCACCCGGTATCCGTAGGGCGGGACACCGCCCATCCACATGCCCTTCTTGCGGCTGGCGGCAACCTTGTCGCGGATGCGCTCCGCCGTCACCTCCCGCTCGAACTGGGCGAAGGACAGCAGGATGTTCAGCGTCAGCCGCCCCATGGAGGTGGTCGTGTTGAAGCTCTGCGTCACCGAGACGAACGTCACCCCGTTGCGGTCAAACACCTCCACCAGCTTGGCGAAGTCGGCAAGCGACCGGCTGAGGCGGTCGATCTTGTAGACCACGACCACGTCGACCAGCCCGTCCTCGATGTCCTCCAGCAGCCGCTGCAGGCCGGGGCGGTCCAGCGTCCCGCCGGAGATGCCGCCGTCGTCATACTGGTCGCGGACCAGCACCCAGCCCTCGGAGCGCTGGCTGGCGATGTACGCCTCGCAGGCCTCGCGCTGGGCGTGGAGGCTGTTGAATTCCTGATCCATCCCTTCCTCGCTGGATTTCCGGGTGTAGACCGCGCAGCGGAGCTTGCGGAGCAGGGGCTTGCTCGTATCTGCCGTCCGTCCCGATCTCAAATCACGTGCCATCGCCCACCCTCCCGATGAACTGGCGCAGGGTCGCGCGCTCTTCCGCCTCGACCTGTTTCAGGTGCCGCAATTCCCATGGCGGCAGATGATCCTCGATGGCCTCACGCACCATCTGACGGATGCGGTCCGGCGGAATGGCGTCCAGCTCGGCGGCGAAGTCATGGGGCCAGCGCTGATCCGCAACCGTGTTCCGCTTGGCCGGGCGGGTCGGCAGTCCCTCCTGAAGCACCTGTTCGTGGGTCAGGCCGAGATGGTTGAAACGGACTGGCACGTCAAAATCGTGACCGAAGCGCGTCACCTTCTCTTCCAGCGAGAGCGCGGCGTCCTGGCCGCTCCGGTCGAAATCATAGAAGGCGTAGATGACCAGCGTCTTGCCAGTGTCGCGCAAGGCGTTGACCGCCCCGTAGGCGAAGGTCTCCGACGAGTAGCCGCCGGTCGGCATCAGCGGGACGTCATATTCGCTGGTAACCGGATAGATCACACCGGCCAGCGCCGATTTTTCCAACCAGATCTCCACCGCCTCATCTGAATCCGCCCAGAGGGCCTTGCGATAGAGCAGCGCGGTGTTTTCGAGGGCGTCCTGCCACCCGTCATACGTCCGCGGCTTGCGCATGTATCGGGTGGCATCGGAGATGTTGGCATAGGCCAGGCGCCCGGCGCGGCGCAGATCAAGAACCTGCACCTGCACCTTGGCGTAGCCGGCCTCGGTCTTGTCGACGCCGGGGATGCCGGCCACGGTGGCGGCGTAGAAGAGCTGACGGACGGTCACCGGGCCGTGCCGGTCGGCGTAGTCGATGAGGAACTGCGCCCGCGCCTCCATCTCCTCGTGCGACGCGCGGCGGCGCTTTATGGGGCTAGCCTGATAAGTGCCGTCCATCATGCCCGCCCCCTGTGGTTCCTGAGGCCGAAGAAGACCCAGCCGTTCCACCGCGTGCCGGTGATGGCGCGGGCAATGGCGGAGAGCGACTTGTAGGGCCGCCCCTGCCATTCGAAGCCGTCGGCGGTGACGGTGACGATCTGCTGGACACCCTGCCACTCCCGCAGCAGCCGTGTGCCGGTGATGGGACGATCGCGGTCGGCGCGGATGCCGCGCTTCTTCTTGTCGCCGCCATCGAGTTCCTCGCCCAGCCGCTCCAGACGCCGGATGGTCTCCGGCTTCAGCCCGCCATAGGCGAGTTCCTGGATGCGGTAGGCCAGCCGGCTTTCGAGGTAGCGCCGGTTGAACGGCGGCGGCTCGCTGTCGAACAGCTCCCGCCATTGCGCCTTCAGTTCCGGCGTCGGCGTGGTCTTCAGCGCGGCCAAGCGCGCGGGGATGGGGTCGTGCGTCGTCATGCGGGTCTCCGTTGCGTTGGAGTTGCATGACGGCATTGGTCGGGCGGATAGTGTAGGCAACGTTCTCCAGTATCGTCAGATACTTCGCCCGTCTTTCGCCTCCGCAACCGAACCAGCCCGAGCGCCAGCAGGCCGCACAGCTCGGCGCGGCGCTCGGTCGGCTTCATCAGCATGGGTGACAGAGGATTGGGGCGTTTCATGCGGGCCTCGGAGCAGTCGTGTCCTCTGGCCTCTACTCGTCGATGTCGGAAAGCGTCCCAACCGATCCCGCAAAGGTTGAAGAATCGCATAAAAGAACGTAGCAAGAACACTGGTTTTGCAGGAAAGGGGATTCGTCGTGGCCGGCAATTTGAAGAAGTTCGTGAACCCCCGGTTTATCAAGACCATCGATCTCGCCCTGATGAAGCCGCTGCTGGCGCGGCACGAGGGCAAGTACAAGGGCTTCTCCGTCGACCTGCTGGACCAGGAGGAGGATGCCGCGCGCGAGGCGCTGGAGAAACTGCTGACCGGCGCCGAGGACAGCTATCCCGAGGGGCTGCGCGGCGATCTGCACCGGATCGCGGAACTGGGCGATGCCCGCGGCCTCGAGATCATCCAGGCGCAGGCGGCCCGTCAGGGCGTCGATCTGTTCCCCGACATGAAGACCGGCGACGAGGACGCGCCGAACAAGGCGCATGATCCCAAGCACATCGCCGTCCGGGTGTTTCTGGAGCATCCCGACCTATTCGACGCGGCCGCCGACCACATGGCGATGCTCACCGCCGACCGCCTGCATGAATATGCCGGGCGCGAACGTGGCGTCGCGATCGACCTGACACAGGAAAAGGTTGAGGCGTTCCGGACGGCCGTCGCCGCGCTCTTCCGTGACGCGTTTCTCGGGGACTACTGCCGGGTGGGCGACTACGACGACGATGACGAGATCAACCTCGTGGTCAGCCACGGCTCCATGGTTTCGACCATGCCGGTGGTCGAGGGTCAGGTCGAACGGGTCATCAGCGTACGGCAGATTTCCCACGCGGTGCTGCGATACTCCGAGAACACCGGCATGCTGCGATTGGCTCGCATCCGGAAGGCGCATCAGCCGGAGATCGCGGAACTCTTCGCCTCGATCATCCTCGACAGGCCCGGCTTCTTCGACGGCGACGACGCGCAGGACCTCTATACTCTGCGCCCGGTCGAGCTGGCTGGACCGGGCTTCGCCTTCGATGCCGCCTACGATCCGCTGGTCGACAAGGTGCTGATCATCGAAGCGGCCGCCGACCTGATGGTGCCAGGAAAGAACGGCTATCCGCGGGTAGCGCGCACGCTGCGCTCGCGGGATCTCGGCGGTGACGCGCTCCAGCATTTCGGCAGCACGCCAGTGTCGTTTAGCGGCGCCTGGCGGCTGGGTGAGCTCGTGTTCCGGATCCTGTTCAAGGGCGACGCCAAGCGTCAGCCGCAGGTGACGGTCAAGCTGCGGCCTCCGGGCGTTGTGCAGTTTCGCCGCACCCAGCATGAGGCGCGGGTGATGAAGCTGATCGAACGGAACGGGCTGATGAATGACCGAGACGATTTTGAGCTTGTTGACGCGGCTGAGTGAGGCTGGCGACGACGCGATCCTGTCGGGCGAGCTTGCCGCGCGGTTCTTCGGCCCCTTCTTCGATCGGCTGCTGGCCAGGCGCGTCATCGTCGAACAGGCGCCGCTCACCGATTGGGACGTCTGCGATGCCTGCGAGTGCGGGCTGCCGTGTCGGCCGATCCGGAAAGCGGGCGATGCATTTCGGGCCGAATGCCCGCTCGATCGCCGACAGGACATCGTGCTCACCGAAGGCGATTTGCGCGTGTTCCGCATCGACGGTGAGGCGCTGGCATCCGTGATCGGCACTGCGGCGGGATTCCGGGCGGCCCCGAAACTGGCGGCGGAGAAGGTCTGGCGGCTCGGCGATACGCCATCGGGGCGCGCAGTGTTTCTCGCACTGGAGCCCGCGGCCCTGACCGGCGACGGCATCATCGCATCGTTGCGCCAGGCGGCGCAGGGCTCTGACATCACGATCCTCGCACCGCAGTTGCCAGCGGAGGCTGCCCGGCGTCATCAGGATGCGGGCTTTCATCTGGCCGAAACCCTCGCGGTGCTGATGCCTGCCTCGGATGGCCTCGGCGTGGCAATCGATGTCGCGGCTCTGGCGCCGGTTCCGCTGGCGCCCGTGCTTCGCGTGCGAAGGGCAACGGGCGAGGTTCAATGGGACGGTCGCTCCGTCTTTCTGTCGCGTCAGATTTTCCCCGTGTTCGAGCGCTTGCTCGAGAAGGCGCTGTCGCGCGATCAGGTCGCCTCCGGATCCTATGTCGAAGGCACGACAGCGCGCGAGGCCAAGGATCTGATCCGCGAGCTGCGTGACGCGTTCAAGGCTGCCGGGTTCACCGATGTCGAGAGCAAGGCCCTGATCGAAACGGTGCGCAACCGGGGCTACCGGCTCGCCGTCCCGGCATCTGGTATTTTGGTCGAAGGCTGAGCCGCCGCCTACCAGGGGCCTCTGTGCGATTTGTTCGTTCGCCGCCGAAGCCCCTACAAGCAGAGGTCAGGCAGTCTTGCCGCCGGTCTGCGTCATCACCACGATCTTGCCGAATTGCTGCCCACTTTCGAGATAGGCATGAGCCTCCGAGATCTCCTCCAAATCGAAACAGCGATCAATGCGCGGAGAGATGAAACCTGCGGCGACCCCCTCGGCGAAGAATTGCTGTGCTCGGACCAGGGCCGCAGGGTCATCGGTGACCTCTGTATACAGATGGCCGCGCATGCTGAGACTGTTTCGCAAGGCAAGTTTCAGCGGGAATGGGGTTGGCTCGGGACTGAGAGCGCCGTGCACGACGATTGTCCCGCGAGGGCGCATCGCTTCGGCAATCGTGGTAACCTGCGGGCCGCCCACAGCATCGAAGGCTGCATCGATCCCGTCGGGGGCTGCCCTTTCCAACCCCTGTGCCAGGTCTTCATTGTCCATGACGACGACGGACCCGGCCCCTGCGTCGATGACGGCCTGGCGCATGCCTTCCTGCAACACGGTCCCGATGGGTCTGGCGCCGACCGAACGGCAAATCTGGATGGCGGCTAGGCCGACCGTTGTGTTTGCCGCGGTGATCAGGACGGTCTGACCTTGCGCAATCCGACAGACTTCGATCAGGGCGCCATAGGGTGTTCCATAGGACATCCAAAGCGCGGCGGCTTGCGCAGCCGTGAACCCCTCCGGGGATGGCACGACCCGCGCGGCCGGCACATTGACCCAGTCGGCGCAGACCCCATGCGCGGCGAGTGGCGCGCCGGGCACCACGTTAACGCGCTGCCCGATGTGAATGCCATCGACCCCTTGGCCCAATGCAGTCACCTCGCCAACGGCCTCGAAACCGAGGCGAGAGGGTAGCACCGGCTTCTCGAGATAGGTGTTTCGGCGGAACATGGCATCTGCCCGGTTCAGCCCGATGGCCTCCACCCGGATTCCGACCTCTCCCTCGCGCGGCGGTTCGACCGGCATGCGGTCGATGCGCAGCACCCCTGGCCCGCCAATTGCATGGACTCGCACAACACGGTCACCGATTTGGCCAACCCTCACGATCCTTTTTTTCAACCCCTGTCCAACTCCTGCCGCGCCTCGGCCAGTTACGCCTAGAATAGCCAGACTGGACCGCCGCCACAAACGCGGACGACTGCCATGGACTCGAAGCAGGCCACGGGAGACCGTCGAAGCGTAATCCGGGCGGCCCACCAAACCCCCACCTCACTCCCACGCCGTTCCCACCTGCGCGCCGACCGCATCCGGCACCTTGGGCTCATCAGAAACGATGACCGAGGCGCACAGCGATGCAGATCGAACTCTCCCCCGACGACATTGAAATCATCATCCGCGAGGCCGACGCGGCGGCGCAACGGCTGCGGCGCAAGCTGTGCCTGCCGGTCTGCGAGCGCGAGGATCTGGGTCAGGACCTCCTGATCGATCTCCTGCGCCGCTTGCCCGCCTTCGACCCCTCGCGCGGCAGCATCGGCGCTTTCGCCAACATCGTCCTGCGCAACCAGTCCTCGCGGATCGCGATCCGTCATCACCGTCAGCGCCGTGCGCAGGGTGGATCGCTGCTCTCGCTCGAGGCGCCCCTGGCTGGGAGCCGCGAGCCCATTGGCGACACGCTGACCGAGGACGACGGTCTTGCCGGCTGGCACGGCCAGACCTGCTGCGCTGCCGCTGTCATCGAACTTCACCACGCCCTGGAGGCCGCGCTCGCGCGGCTCCCGGCCGAGGATCGCCGGTTCTGCGCGGCGCTGGCGCATCGCCCGGTTGCCGCGCTCGCGGCCGAGGGGTTCGGCAGCCGTTCCGCGCTCTACCGTCGCCTGGCCGATCTCCGCCACGTCCTCACCGTACACGGTCTCGGTCCCGCCTGGGACGATCTCACGGCGGCCTGAGTAGAGGCGAAAGGAGGAGATCATGTTCATGGGCACCACCCCCTTCATCACGGTCCGCGCCCGCCGACCGCTCACCGAGATCGAGTTCTGCGCCTGGGTGGCGCAGGCCGTGCCGGGCGATCGGCTCGAATACCATCGCGGCTTTCTGGTTCTCGACATCTTCCCGATGTTCGCCCGGTTGCCGGATCAGCAACGCGCTGAACTGGCTCGCCTCGGGTCGCGGGCCTTCTGGGCCGCCGAACAGGGCCTCGTGCACCTGGTGCAGGAGCGCACGGGGTCGGACCAGTTCGCCTACATCGCCGTCGCCCGCCCCAAGCCGAAGGCCGCAGCCGTCTCGCTGTCTGCGCTCCTCCTCGCCGAGCGGGAGGTCGCCTGATGACCGCCTTCCAGTCCCTCTTTTCCGAACATGGAGACCCCTACATGCCGTTCCCTGCGAACACCCCCACCGTTGATGATCTGCCGGGCTTGGGCCTGCAGGACATCGCCCAGCTGCCTGTCGAACTGCTGGCCATCCTGCATCACGAGGTCGACGCGCGCATAGCGCGGATCAAGGCCGCGAAGGCTCGCCTCGATGGCGCCCTGACGGTCCGCTACGCCACCCGCGCCGCCGAAATCCGGCAGGCCGCGGGCAAGGACACCGGCACGATCCGCTTCGACGATGGCGACTTTACCATCGTTGCCGACCTGCCGAAGCGGGTGGATTGGGATCAGGACCGCCTCGCGGCCATGGTCGAGCGCATCCGCGCCGCCGGGGATGATCCCGCGCAGTATGTGGACGTCGCCTTCAAGGTGACCGAGCGCAAATACACTGCCTGGCCGGATGCGATCCGGGCCGGTTTCGAGCCGGCGCGCACCGTCCGGCCCGGCACGCTGAAGATCGAGATCGTCCCGCAGGGGGGCGATCAATGAGCCTCACCATCGTTAGCGCCGACAAGCGGCTGGCCGAGTCCCGCGGCATCAAGGGCTGCATCTGCGGCAAGTCGGGCGTCGGAAAGACCTCGCTGCTCCGGACGCTGAAGGCGCCCACGATGCTGTTCATGGATCTCGAGGCGGGCGATATCGTCCCGCAGGGGGGCGATCGATGAGCCTCCCCATCATCAGCGCCGACCAGCGGCTGGCCGAGCCCCGCGGCGTCAAGGGCTGCATCTTCGGCAAGTCGGGCATCGGGAAAACATCGCTGCTCTGGACGCTGAACGCGTCGACGACCCTCTTCATGGATCTCGAGGCGGGCGATCTCGCCATCGAGGGCTGGGCGGGTGACAGCATCCGGCCGCGTACCTGGACGGAATGCCGGGACTTCGCGGTGTTCATCGGCGGGCCGAACCCGGCGCTGCGCGACGAGCAGCCCTACAGCTCGGCGCATTACAAGGCGGTCTGCGACCGTTTCGGCGATCCGGCCGCGCTGGACCGCTACGACACCATCTTCGTGGACTCGATCACCGTGGCGGGGCGGCTGTGCTTCGGCTGGTGCAAGGGCCAGCCCGAGGCGTTGTCGGAAAAGACCGGCAAGCCGGATGTGCGCGGGGCCTACGGGCTCCATGGCCGCGAGATGATCGGCTGGCTCACCCATCTGCAGCACACGCGGGCGAAGAACGTCTGGTTCGTCGGAATCCTCGACGAGAAGCTCGACGACTTCAATCGCAAGGTGTTCCAGCCGCAGATCGACGGCTCGAAGACCGGGCTCGAACTGCCGGGGATCGTCGACGAGGTGATCACCATGGCGGAGCTGAAGGCCGACGGTGGCCATCCTTATCGCGCCTTCGTCTGCCAGACGATCAACCCCTGGGGCTACCCGGCCAAGGACCGTTCCGGCCGCCTGGATCAGGTCGAGGAGCCACATCTCGGCCGCCTGATGACCAAGATCCGCGCCGCCATCGCGCCAGCGCCCAAGCGCCTGACCTACACCCCGCCACCCGCCGAGCCGGCGGCTGACGCCCAATCCCAACCGCAATCCTGATCAGACAAGGAGGTTCCCCATGGGTTCCTGGAGCGATTTCAACGACGCGCAGAGCAACACCAACCTGATCCCCAAGGGCACGCTCGCCAAGGTGCGGCTGACGATCCGCCCCGGCGGCTTCGACGACCCGTCGCAAGGCTGGACCGGGGGCTATGCCACCCGTGGCTCGACCGGCGCGGTGTATATCAACGGCGAGTTCACGGTGACCGAGGGTCCGTACGCCCGGCGCAAGATCTTCACCCTGATCGGGCTCTACAGCCCGAAGGGACCGGACTGGGCCAACATGGGCCGCAGCCTAGTGCGCGGCATGCTGAACTCGGCCCGCGGGATTTCCGACAAGGACCAGTCGCCGCAGGCGCAGGCGGCACGGCGCATCAGCGGCTTTGCCGATCTCGACGGGATCGAGTTCGTCGCGCGGATCGACATCGGGACCGACACCAGCGGCGACGACAAGAACGAGATCCGCAGCGCGGTCACGCCCGATCATCGCGACTATGCGCAGGTCATGGGGTTGGCGGCGACACAGGGTTACCAGCCGTCCGCTCACCCCGCGCCGCAGCAGGCGCCGGTCCAGCAGCCCGCGGCCGCGCCGGTGCCCGGCCGTCCTGCCTGGGCGCAGTGAGGGCGCATGATGCTGCTCCGTCCTCGCCAGAAACTCTTCGTGGAGCGCAGCCTCGCTGCGCTCTCGACCCGCGACAACACGCTGGGCGTGGCGCCCACCGGTGCGGGAAAGACGATCATGCTCTCGGCGGTCACTGGCGAGATGATCGCTGATGGTGCCAAGGCCTGCGTGCTCGCCCACCGCGACGAGCTGACCAGCCAGAACCAGGCGAAGTTCGCGCGGATCAATCCCGGCACGGACACATCCGTCGTCGAAGCCACGACGAAATCCTGGGACGGCCAGGTCACCTTCGCCATGGCGCCGACGCTGGCGCGGGCCGCCAACCTGCAGGCCATGCCGAAGCTCGATCTGCTGGTGATCGACGAGGCGCATCACGCGGTGGCCGAGAGCTATCGTCGGATCATCGACCGGGTGCGCGACGCCAATCCCGACGCGCGCATCTTCGGCGTCACGGCGACGCCGAACCGGGGCGACAGGAAGGGGCTGCGCGAGGTCTTCGACAACGTCGCCGACCAGGTCCGGTTGGGCGAGCTGATCGCGTCCGGTCACCTCGTGCCGCCGCGCACCTTCGTCATCGATGTCGGCGTGCAGGACGAGCTGCGCGCGGTCCGGAAGACCATGTCGGACTTCGACATGGCGGAGGTGGCGGGCATCATGGACCGCACGCCGGTCACGGACGAAGTGATCCGCCACTGGAGGGAGAAGGCGGGCGATCGCCAGACCGTCGTCTTCTGCTCGACCGTCGCCCATGCCGAGCATGTCACGGAGGCGTTCCGCGAGGCCGGCGTCCCTGCCGCGCTCATCACCGGCACGCTCGAGGCGGGGGAGCGCAAGGCAATCCTCGACGCCTATTCCGCCGGACGCATCCGCGTCATCGTCAACGTCGCGGTGCTGACCGAGGGCTGGGACCATCCGCCCACCTCCTGCGTCGTGCTGCTGCGGCCCAGCTCCTACAAGTCCACGATGATCCAGATGGTCGGGCGCGGTCTGCGCATCGTCGATCCGGCCGAGCATCCCGGCGTGGTCAAGACCGACTGCATCGTACTGGATTTCGGGACGTCGAGCCTGATCCACGGCACGCTGGAGCAGGACGTCGATCTCGACGGCCACACGCCCACCGGCGAGGCGCCGACGAAGACCTGCCCGACCTGCGCCGCCGACATTCCGCTTGGCTCCCGCGAATGCCCACTCTGCGGCGAACTGCTGGTCGAGTCTGCGGACGAGGCCCGCAGCCAGGAGGCCGGGACCGGCAGCCTTTCCGGGTTCGTCATGTCCGAGATCGACCTCTTGACGCGGTCGAGTTTCGCCTGGGAAGACCTCTTCGGCGACGATGCCGCGCTCATCGCCAGCGGCTTCAGCGCCTGGGGCGGCGTATTCTTCCTCGACGGCCGCTGGTACGCCGTGGGCGGCGCCAGGAGACAGCCAACCTGCCTTCTCGGGGTCGGCGATCGGACCGTCTGCCTCGCGCAAGCTGACGACTGGCTGAATACCCATGAGAGCGACGAGAGCGCCTTCAAGTCGAAGCGCTGGTTGATCCAGCCGCCGACCGAGAAACAGCTGCAGTATCTGCCGCCCGAGTGCCGGCACGACTTCGGGCTGACGCGCTATCGCGCCTCGGCGCTGATCTCGTTCCAGTTCAACAAGCGCGACATCCGGCGCCTCGTCACGGCGGCCGAGCCCGAGCGGAGGGCGGCGTGAACCATGTCGCGCAAGTCCCATCCCCGCCCGCAGCGCCTGCGGATCGACCGGGCTTTGATCGCCTCTGGCATCCGCGCCCGGTGCTGTGCGCCGTCTGCGCGTCCCGCACCCGCGGCTTCGGCTGGTCCGATCCCCAGCGGCCGCGCCGTTCGACAGGGGAACGGTCCCCCGGACCGTTTCCCGATCCATCGCGCCGCACCCGCCGCTGGTTCTGCTCCATCAGCTGCCAGGCGGCCTTCAACCGCAAAGCGAAACGAGGACTGAGCATGGTCGATTTCACCGAAGAGGAAACCCAGGCGCTGCCCGCGGTGATGCGGGCGCTCGCGCCTGAGATGGAGCGGATCGGCTGGGACCGCCCGCTGGCCCAGCTGACGCAGAACGACATGCACCGGCTGATCGTGACCACCGTCGAGGCGTTCCGCGCCGAGATGGCCGAGATCGCCAGCCAGTCGGAGATCCCGTTCTGATGCTGGATTTCAACCCGCGCCCGTCCATGGCCGAGCGGATCAACGCGCTGGTCGACGCGGCGCTCATCGCCGAGCGGGAGGCCACGCCGCCCCGGACCTATCTCGGCGCCTCCCGTCTGGGCCATGCCTGCGAGCGCGCGCTGCAATTCGAGTTCGCAGGCGCGCCGAAGGATGAGGGCCAGGACTTCTCCGGCCGGTCGCTCAGGATCTTCGCGATCGGGCACGAGCTCGAGGATCTCGCCATCCGCTGGCTGCGGGCGGCGGGGCTCAACCTCTACACCCGCAAGGGAAATCGGCCCGATGGGGATCAGTTCGGATTCTCAGTCGCGGGCGGTCGCATCCGTGGCCATGTCGACGGGATCGTGGCCGCAGCCCCGGCCGCGCTCGGTCTGCGCACCCCCGCGCTCTGGGAATGCAAGACCATGAACGCAAAGAACTGGCGGGCCTGCGTCAAGGACGGGGTCACCGTCTCCAAGCCGGTCTATGCCGCCCAGATCGCGATCTACCAGGCCTACATGGAGCCGTCGGTGCCGGGGATCTCAGTGGCACCGGCGCTGTTCACGGCGATCAACAAGGACACGGCCGAGCTGCACCACGAGCTCGTGCCCTTCGACGCTGCGCTGGCGCAGCGCATGTCCGACCGCGCGGTGCGGATCCTGCAGGCCACCGACGCAGGCGAGCTGCTGCCCCGCACCGCCGCCAGCCGCGACTTCTTCGAATGCCGGTTCTGCACCCACGCCGAACGGTGCTGGAGCCTGGCGGCATGACCAACGAGCCCACCGAGCCATCCGATCCCGACCAGGAGCCAGCCATGCGCGACGACGCGACGCCCGATGAGCCCAAGGAAAACATCGTCCATTTCAACCCATGGCGCGACTTCAACGACGCCGCGCCGCAGATCGACGTCTTCGGCGACGAGCCCGACCCCGCGCAGATCGCCCAGTTCATGCAGGTCGTCTTCGGGTACTGCGACGGGCTGATCCCGGTCCGCAGCTTCATCGACAAGGGTCAGGGCATCGATGGCCGCCCGCACAACATCTGGATCGAGGCGGATCGGGCCGCCCCGGAGAAGATGGCCACCTTCGCGACATGGGCCTCGCGCGAGGGGGCGGCGGTCTATGTGATCCCCGGCACCGTCGCCGCGCCCGGTCAGGCCAAGGCCGCCGAAATCCTGCAGATGCAGACCGTGGTGGTCGATCTCGACACCGGTGACATCGCCGCCAGGCGCGCGCATCTGGAACGCCACCTCGGCGCGCCCAGCATGGTGGTGGAGAGCGGCGGCGTCACGGCCGAGGGGCAGCGCAAGTGCCACGTCTGGTGGGCGCTGACGGAACCCGCCGAGGGTGACGACATAGCCCGCGTGACGCGTCTGCGCGGCGACATCGCCGCCAAAGTCGGCGGTGACATGCACTTCCGCTCGGCGCATCAGCCGATCCGGGTGGCCGGCAGCGTCTATTACAAGAACAACCTCAAGACGCAGGTGCGGATCGTCGAGCTGAACGCCGACCGCGAACGCGATCTGGCCGAGTTCATCGAGGCCGTGACCGACATGCCGCCCGCACCCGGCGTGACCCTGCAGCCCGCGTTCACCCATCCCGACAAGCCCGCCATGGACGAGGTGCTGGTCACCCCGGTGCGGGAGGGTGGAGCGGACGACTGGTCCCGTTTCGAGGGTGCCTCGGCCGCGATCGGGCATTTCATCCGCATGGTCCACGAGGGCCGGATGACAAAGGATGAGGGCTGGGAAGGCATCTGCGGCTACAACGCCGCGATGCTGCGGCCCCAGTGGCCGGTCGAGCGGCTGAAGCGCGAATCCGAGCGGCTCTGGGAGCGGCATGTCGAGAAATACGGGCCGCCGCTGATCCGGCTGGATACCGGCGCACCGGGACCGGTCGAGATGCCCGCCTTCACCTTGGGCGCGCTGCTGGACGACCAGAGCCCGATGCCGGAGGACATCATCGCGCCGCGGGTGCTGACGCCGGGCGGGCTTCTGGTGCTGGGCGGCGCCCCCAAGGTCGGCAAGAGCGACCTGCTGATCTCCTGGCTTGTCCACATGGCCGCTGGCGTGCCGTTCCTCGGCTTCACGCCGCCACGCCCGCTGCGCGTGTTCTACCTGCAGGCGGAGATCCAATATCATTATCTGCGCGAGCGGCTGAAGCAGATCGCCCTGCCGCCCGATGTGCTGGCCGCCGCACGCGACACCTTCGTCGCCACCCCGAAGCTGAAGATGCTGCTCGACAACGAGGGCAGCGTGCGGGTTGCCCGCGCGGTTCGGACGGCATTCCCGGATGCGCCGCCCGACATCCTCTGCGTCGACCCGATCCGCAACCTTTTCGACGGCGGCCCGGACGGCGGCGGCGAGAACGACAACACCGCCATGATGTTCTTCCTGAAGGAACGGGTGGAGGTGCTGCGCGATCACATCGACCCCGACTGCGGGGTCATCCTGATCCACCACACCAAGAAGCTCAGCAAGCACCAGGTGAAGGAGGATCCGTTCCTCGCGCTTTCAGGCGCCAGCGCCCTGCGTGGTTTCTACACGTCCGGCCTGATCCTGCACCGGCCCGAGGAGGACTCAACTCAAAGGCGGCTCGAGATCGAGCTGCGCAATGGCCCTGCGCTGCTCGCGAAGCTGATCGACAAGGTCGGCGGCCGATGGGTCGAGTTCAACCCGATGAACGAGAGGCTGGTGCGCAGGGAACTGGGCGCCAAGCTCGATGCCGAACGTCTGCGCAAGCACGATGTCATCCTCGGCATGCTCCTGGACGAGGCAGCGGGTGAACGGCTCTACACCGCGATGCAGTTCGCCGAGACCTTCGAGAACCGGGATGGTCTCGGGAGCAAGCACACGATCCGCGAGCGCCTCAGCGTCCTCGCCACCAAGGGCTACATCAAGTTCCTGCGCGACGCGTCGGAGTTCGGCTTTCCGGTCACCCGTTCGCGTTTCGGCTACCTTTGCGTCGACGGCATGCAGTTCGGCACGCCGATCGAGCATGTCGATCCGATCACCGGCGAAGTGACTGAGCAGCGGCGCGCGGTGCTCCCGAGCCACTTCAAGTGCCCGCAATCCGGCATCTCCCTCCAGGTCGAAAACCCGTCCGTCTGGGTCTACCCGGACGGGCTCGAGGACAACCTCACTCATATGAGTGAGGCCTGACTCATATGACTTCACCGACTGTGTGCCCAACGAATTCAACAGGCTACGGTGAAATAAGAGGTAGGTCCCTAACTCATGCCCGAAGACTTAGTGAAGTGGTTATCCGTAATGAAATCAAAGTGTTGTTCCGTGCGGAACAGTTAGGTGTGAAACCCCCATACTACGTATGGGGAGGCCAACCGACAGGTTTGGCCTCTCCTCCCATACGTCGAGGGGTTTCCGCGCGCGGGCTCTGACGCCCCCTGCATATCCCCGTCCGACGACGGCGGCCGGTACCGCCAAGCACATGACCGCCGTCGTCTTCCACCCCGCAGCCAGCCCGAAAAGGAGACCACGATGGCTGAAGCGACTCTGACCAGCAGGATCCACGAGGCAATCCCCGATCTGCCGCCCGCCTTCCGCGCCGCCCGCACGCTGCTCGCGCTCGATCTGGGCACCGCCACCGGCTGGGCCCTGCACGGCGTCGACGGGCTGATCACCAGCGGCACAGTGTCTTTCCGCCCCGGCCGCTTTGACGGCGGCGGCATGCGGTACCTCCGCTTCACCAACTGGCTGGCCGAGATCGACCGGCTGTCCGGTCCGATTTCCGCCATCTGGTTCGAGGAGGTCCGCCGGCATGCCGGGACCGACGCGGCCCATGTCTATGGCGGGCTCATGGCCACGCTGACCGCGTGGGCCGAGCTGCGCGGCATTCCCTACGAGGGTGTGCCGGTCGGCACCATCAAACGCCACGCCACGGGCAAGGGCAACGCGAACAAGGACGCCATGCTGGCGGCCGCGCGCGCGCGGCTTCTCGCCCGCCGACGATAACGAGGCCGACGCCATCGCGATCCTGCTCTGGGCGCTGGAGACCCGCGGAGGTGTGCAATGAGCGGCATGCGGTTCACGCCGAAGGGATACGGCGGCCACCGCCGCAACCCCGACGAGGTCAAGCGCGACGGCTGGAAGGAACAGGGGCTGCTGGCCGTGGCTGTCGACGACCACCGCCTCACCTGGCCGGAGCGCGAACTGGTCCGGCAGCTCGGCGAGCGGCTCTACGGCAAACGCGAACGGGAGGCGCGCCATGGGTGAGTGGAGCACAGCACAGGTGCAGGACCGGCTCGAACTTGCGGCGGGCGTGATGCGGCAGATGCCGGGGGTGATGCCGCAGGGCTTCTTCAACGCGTGGCCCGAGTATCTCCACAGCTTCGCCGATCAGGTCGGTCAGGAGCCGCAGATGCGTCGCCCGCGGCCCAGCCCGCGACAGATCACGCAGGCCGAGGAAGCCATGCTCTGGCTGCGCTGGCTCGAGCCTGAGGATGCGCGCCTGGTCTGGGCCCGCGCCGACGGGATGGCGTGGAAGCCGATCTGCTGGCAGTTCGGTCTGTCCCGCACGGCCGCGACCAGGCGCTGGCAGTACGGCCTTGCGGTGATCACCTGGCGGCTGAACGGTCGCGTGCCGTCGCCCCGACGCTCGCAGCAGTTCGTCATCGAAAACGCCAATCGGCTGTCAAGAACAATCGTCCTCTGAGGGAATTTTCGGGTGTACATCGCGGGGCCTTACACGTTCGGCGAATGGCGCTAGAAAAAGGGCATGCTCGGGAGAGGCGCGCGCGGGACGGCCCCCGTCGCCGGCTTCCGGGGTCCAGCGAAGGGTCCAGCCGGGGTCCATCCAATCAAGCCTCTGTTTTTCCGGTTCCTTTCCGGGCCGAAACGTATGCTGGCGGGCGAAGCGCGACGCATCGCCAGCGACAGGGCCGATTTTTTGGGAAGCCACCCAGAAGCCAGCGCCGCCTGAACCCCATCGAAACATCGAAAAATCAAACCCTTGAAGCTGGACACCCCTGGTGGCCGCTGGACCCCGCGTGGAGTCTAGCCTGGCCCCCGGAGTCCGGAGCCGAGGGTATCCACCCTGATCCTGAAGGACCGGCCCGCAGATGACGCTGAGCTTTGCCCCGGATCGGATCGAGACCTGGCCGCTGTCGCGCCTGCAGCCCTACGCGAAGAACGCGAAGGTGCACGGGGCCGACCAGGTCGTGAAGATCGCCGCCAGCATGGCCGAGTTCGGCTGGACCGTGCCCTGCCTCGTCGGCGAGGACGGGGAGCTGATCGCAGGCCATGGGCGCGTTCTGGCCGCGACCCAACTGGGGCTGACCGAGGCACCGGTCATCGTGCTCGGCCATCTGACCGAGGCCCAGCGCCGGGCCTATCGGATCGCGGACAACAAGCTGACCGAACTCGGGACATGGGACGAGGCGCTGCTCTCGGCCGAGTTGAACGAGTTGCTGGCCGAAGACTTCGACCTGTCGCTGGTCGGGTTCTCGGACGGCGAACTCGACAAGCTACTGGCCTTCGTGCCGGAGGGGGACGGCGAGGAAGAGGGTGGCGCCGGGGGCTCCGTGCCGCCGGTCACCATCCCCGAGCCACCGCGCAACCCGGCTTCGCGGACGGGTGATCTCTGGATCCTCGGCGACCACCGGCTGCTGTGCGGCGACAGCACCAGCGCTGCCGATGTGCGCCGCCTGATGAATGGCGAGCGGGCGATCCTGTTCGCAACGGACCCGCCGTATCTCGTCGACTACGATGGCTCGAACCATCCGACGCGGAACAAGGACTGGAGTCAGAGCTACGGCGTGACCTGGGACGATTCCTCGCAAGGCGCGGAACTCTACGACGGCTTCATTGCCGCCGCGGTGGCGGAAGCCATCGCCGAAGATGCCGCCTGGTATTGCTGGCACGCCTCCCGCCGCCAGGCGATGCTGGAAGCCTGCTGGGACAAGGCCGGCGCGTTCGTTCACCAGCAGATCATCTGGGTCAAGGACCGCGGTGTCCTGACCCGGTCCCATTACCTCTGGAAGCACGAGCCCTGCTTCATGGGCTGGCGCCGCCCGAACCGGCCGCCGAAGGTGGCCGAGGAAACCCTCGCATCGACGTGGGCGCTGCCCAGCTTCGCCAAGGACGACCGGCCCGACCATCCGACACCGAAGCCGCTCGATGCGTTCGGCATCCCGATGCGCCAGCATGTGGCCCGGGGCGGGCTCTGCTACGAGCCGTTCTCGGGTTCGGGTTCGCAGATCATGGCGGGCGAGGCGAACGGCCGACGCGTCTTCGCGATGGAGATCAGCCCGGCCTATGTCGATGTCGCCGTGGAACGCTGGCAGGCGGACACCGGTCGCGAGGCAATCCTCGACGGCGATGGCCGGACCTTCGCGGCCGTAAGGGCCGAGCGACTGAGCGACAACGCAGATGCCGACGCTGCCGCCTGATGGCCGTTTACTACAACGATTCCGACCCCGCGGCCTGTGCCTGGCTGCGGGAACTGATCGCGGCCGGGCTCCTGCCTGCGGGTGAGGTGGACGAGCGGTCCATCATGGACGTGGAGCCCGCCGACCTGCGCGGCTTCACGCAATGCCATTTCTTCGCCGGGATCGGCGGCTGGCCCTACGCGCTGCGCCTCGCCGGCGTGGCCGAGGATCTTTCCGTCTGGACCGGCTCGCCGCCGTGCCAGCCGTTCAGCCAGGCCGGGCAGCGCAAGGGACAGAACGATGACCGCCATCTCGCCCCGGCTTTTCTGCGGCTCGTCGCCGCCTGTGGGCCGAACCTCGTCTTCGGCGAGCAGGTCGCGAGCGCGGCAGTGCTCGGACCGGTTGGCGGCGCGGCTCGCGCAGCGGCTGCGGGCCCGGCTGGCTGGGCGTGGTTCGACGCTCTGGCGGCTGACCTGGAAGCGGCATCTTACGCCGTCTCGGCGGCTGATCTGCCGGCTGCGGGCATCGGCGCCCCGCACATCCGCCAGCGGCTGTTCTTCGGCGCGGTCGCCTTGGACCCAACACCAGGCGGGCTGGGCGACGGCCTCGGCGCGGGATCACAAGGACGGATCGGAATGCCCGAACGTCCCGATCAACGCATTACTCGGCCGACAGGTCTGGCTGGCGGGTTGGCCGACGGCCGGCTCGCCCGCGACGGAGAGATACAACGCGGCCGGCAACACCGATGCGAGCCGCAGGACGCTGAAGCTGGTCGTCTGGTCGAAGTCACCGACCCCGCCGGGACCTGCGCGACGGACGGCGTCTGGCGAAATCCTGACTGGCTCTTCTGCCGGGATGGGCGCTGGCGACCGGTTGAGCCCGGAACATTCCCGCTGGCTGATGGGATATCCGGCCGCATGGGGCTGCTGCGGGGCTACGGCAATGCGATCGTGCCGCCGCTCGCGGCGGAGTTCGTGACGGCCTTTCTGGAATCCCTGCCGGAGGGGCTGCGATGAGACAATCCCGGACCATGTCGATGGTCGAGGCAGCGACGAATGTCGTGGTCGGCTACGTACTGGCCATCGCCACGCAGATCATCGTGTTCCCGTGGTTCGGCATCGAGACCGGGCTCGCGGAGCATCTGACCATCGGCCTCGCCTTCGTCGGTGTCTCGCTGGCGCGCGGCTACCTGCTGCGGCGACTGTTCGAGGCGATCCGGATCCGGAGTGCAGAATGAGACACCGCCGCCCGAGGGTGGACGGCGGCCTTCAGTCCGTTTCGGTGCGGAGCGTCAGTCGCGGATGGAGTAGACGCGGCCCCTTCCGTCGACCTTCTCGGAGGTGATGGTCAGGCCGAGCTTTTGCTTGAGCGCGCCGGCAAGCGCGCCCCTCACCGTGTGCGGCCGCCAGTCCAAGGCGGTGACGATCTCGTCGATGGTGGCGCCGCCCTCGGCGCGGAGCATCTCGATCAGCTTGGCCTGCTTCGTGCCCGTGCGCGGTGTGCGCGCCTTGGGCGCGGCGTCGGCCTCGCCGGGAGCGTCCTGCGCGGCTACGGCGCTCGGCGCCGCGTCGGCGCCCGCGGGCGCGCTGTCGCCGCCCTCCGGCTCGACGCCGATGGCGGCGCGCCCTGCGTCGGTGATGTGCAGGAGGATGGCACGGCCGTCCTCGTCGTTGCGCCAGATGCGGTTGAGCGCGGCGTCGGCCTTGGTCTCGCTGGCAATCGTCGTCTCGGCGATCAGTCCGCGCGAGAGCAGCGCGCCGACCACCTTGGCGGCGGCGCCTCCGCGGAGCGAGCCGGGGAGCGGCAGGACGTTGCGGTCCTCGCGCTGCGCGGCAGCGCTCAGGATCAGGGCTTGGGTGTCGGAAAGCTTGGTCATCGTCGTCTCCCGTATCGGGGCGCGCGGAATGCGGGCCCTTCTACGAGGTCGAGCCCGCCAGTCGGCGGGCGGGACCGGGAGCGGGTCGTCTCACTCGGCGTGTTCGCCTTCGCTGAAGGCCATGTCGGTGATCTCGCGCAGCTTGGCGCGGTAGTGGTTCAGGGTGCCGACATGGCCCCAGTTGATCTCGTCGGGGCTGGTCTCGAAGTGGTCGGCGCTGAGGGCGGCGAGCCGCTCCAGCATCGCGTCGATCTCCGTCTTCGCGGCGATGAAGGCGTCGAGGGCTTTGTTCGACCGCTCCCTCGAACCGGTGGCGGGAGCGGTCTCACTGTCGGTCGCGCGGCGGGTCATCGGGCTGGCTCCTTGGGTCGAGTTGCATCGTCCTTCTGGAGGCACGTTCCCTCTGTCCGCCGCGCTTATCAACTCGATAAGCACATGATCTTGAATGATAATCGGAGCCGTCGATGCGGGGCATGAGCGAGCGCCAGTACGCCGCCCATGTCGGGCTGTCGCGGGGCGCGATCCAGAAGGCGAAGACGGCCGAGCGGCTGGTCCTCTATCCGGACGGCAGCATCAACGCGGCCGCCAGCGACGCACGGCGGGCCGAGACGACAGACCCGTCGAAGACCCGCAAGCCGCCCGCGCCCAAGCTGAAGCCTGTCCCCGAGGCGGCGGTGGCCGCTGTTGGCGACACGCTGCGCGAACAGGGGCTGGCTGTCCCGGCGGTTGGCGGCGGGACGACCTTCCTGCAGGCCAAGACGGCGAACGAGGTGCTGAAGGCGCAGGAGCGGCGCATCCGGCTCCAGAAGCTGAAGGGGGAGTTGATCGAGCGGGCCCGCGCGCTGGCGCTGGTGTTCCGGCTTGCGCGGGAGGAACGGGATTCGTGGGTCAACTGGCCCGCGCGTGCGGCGGCACTGATGGCGGCCGAGATCTCGGCCTCGTCCAGCGACGCGACGGGCCAGCAGATCACCGTGGAGCCAGCCGCGATGCAGAAGGTGCTGGAGAGACATGTACGCGCCCACCTCGACGAAATCGCCGAGGTCCGGCCCGACTTCCGGTGATGACAGTGATGATTTCGGCGGCCTGACGGACTTCGACGGCGCGGGCGAGATCCTGCGCGCCTGGGGCAACGGGCTGCGGCCCGACCCGGACCTGACCGTTTCGGAATGGGCGGACCGGCACCGGATGCTCTCGGGCCGCGCCTCGGCCGAGCCCGGGCGATACCGCACGGTGCGCACGCCCTACATGCGCGAGATCATGGACCGGCTCTCGCCCGGCGATCCCACGCAGCGGATCGTGTTCATGAAGGCCGCTCAGGTCGGGGCAACCGAGGCCGGCAACAACTGGATCGGGTTCGCGATCCACCAGGCGCCGGGGCCGATGCTCGCGGTCCAGCCGACCGTGGAACTGGCCAAGCGCAACTCGCGCCAGCGGATTGACCCGCTGATCGAGGAGAGCCCGGAGCTGCGGGAGCGGATCAAGCCGGCCCGGTCGCGGGACGCGGGTAACACGATGCTGTCGAAGGAGTTCGCGGGCGGCATCCTCATCATGACGGGTGCGAACTCGGCGGTCGGGCTGCGGTCCACCCCGGCGCGCTACATCTTCCTGGACGAGGTCGACGGGCTCAATGCCGCGTTGGAGCTGCTGCCCGACTGGGCGGTCGGCGACGGCGGGGTGCGGATCGGCACGCTCGACCCGGTGGCGCTGGGGCGGGTCGCGAATCCCTTCGAGGGGGCTGCGACGGCGGCCGGCACCGCTGCGGCCGATGCCTTCAACGCCGCCATGGGCAAGACCTATGTCACCGCTCCCGACACCGGCCTGGGGGCCATGGCCGAGGCCGCGCGCGGACGTGCCGAGGGCTACCGCGAAGCGGCCGGCATGCTGGCCGATGCCGCGTCGCGGCCGATGGCCAGCTGGCAGGCGCTGAAGGATGCGGTGACCGGCGTTGACGATGATGCCGGGGGTGCGCTCGATGATGCGGCGGGCGGCGCCCTCGAGTTGGGCCATGCGTTGGACGGCGCCACCGGTGCCGCGGGTCGCGCCGGCGCCGCCGGGCGCCAGGCCGGGGCGGAAGCGGCTGCGGGGGCGGAAACGGCCGTCACCGGCTGGGCCGCCGTCAGCGCCACGCTTGCCGATTACGCCGCCAAGGCGCGCGACATCGGCGGCGATATCGGCACTGCGCTGGTCGGAGCATTTCAGGGCGCCGAGAACGCCATCGGCGAGTTCGTGAAGACCGGCAAGCTGAGCTTCCGCGACCTTGTCACCTCGCTGATCGCCGATCTGGCGAAGCTCGCGGCGCGGCGCTTCATCCTCGGACCGATCGCCAATGCGCTCTCCGGCGCGCTCGGCGGCGCTGAGGGCATTTTTGCCGACGTCCTGCATGCCGGCGGGGTGGTCGGCGCACCGGGCCCCGGCCGCATGGTCCCGACGCTGGCCTTCGCCGGGGCGCCGCGCATGCACAATGGCGGTTGGGCAGGCCTCAGGCCCGACGAGGTTCCGGCAATCCTGCAGCGCGGCGAGCGCGTGCTCTCCCGTCGTGAGGCCGCCGGTTACGGCGGCGCAAGCGCGCCTACGGTCAATGTCACGATCAACGCGCGGGATGCCGAGAGCTTCCGCCAATCCCGCACACAGATCGCGGCCGATATCGCCCGCGCAGTTTCGCTCGGGCGAAGGGGCATGTGAGCCCGACGCCGCAGACAGGACTGCGCGGCACGTATCTCGGAGAGGATTGATGGCGTTTCACGAGGTCCGGTTTCCGGATGACATCAGCCGCGGTGCGCGCGGCGGACCGGAGCGGCGCACCCAAATCGTCGAGCTGGCCTCGGGCGACGAGGAGCGCAACGCCAGCTGGGCGAACTCCCGCCGACGCTACGATGTCGCCTACGGCATCCGCCGTGCTGACGATCTGGCGGCGGTCGTCGCCTTCTTCGAAGCCCGCAACGGGCGGCTTCATGGCTTCCGCTTCAAGGACTGGGCAGATCACAAATCCTGCCTGCCGTCCGCCACGCCGGGGCCGACGGACCAGGCGATCGGCACCGGCGACGGCATCACCACTGCGTTCCAGCTGGTGAAGCGCTACGCCTCAGGCAGTCAGACATGGGTGCGTGCGATCACCAAGCCGGTCGCCGGCACGGTCCGGATCGCCCTCGATGGCGCAGAGCAGCTCGGCGGCTGGTCCGTCGACACGACCACCGGCGTGGTGACCTTCGCCACTGCGCCAGCCGAGGGCGTCGCCATCACCGCGGGCTTCGCCTTCGACGTGCCGGTCCGCTTCGACACCGATGCGCTTGATGTAACGCTCGACCTCGAGCGGCTCGGCTCGATCACCTCCATTCCGCTGCTGGAACTGCGCCGATGAAGACCCTCGACCCCTCACTGCAGGCCCATCTCGACGACGGCACGACGACGCTCGCCTGGTGCTGGCGCATCAGCCGCGCCGACGCCGTCACCTTCGGCTTCACCGACCACGACCGGACGCTCGCCTTCGATGGGACCGGTTTCGAGCCCGAGAGCGGATTGACGGCCTCCGAGGTCCGCTCGGGCTCGGACCTGTCGGTCGATGCGCAGGACGCCGAGGGCGTGCTGACCTCCGACCGGATCACCGAGACCGACATCCTCGACGGCCGCTGGGACAACGCCGAGGTCGAGGTCTGGCGGGCGAACTGGGCCGACACCAGCCAGCGCGTGCTGATGCGCCGCGGGGCCATCGGCCAGATCCGGCGCGGCCGGCTGGCCTTCGTCGCGGAGGTCCGATCGCTCGCCCATGTGCTGGGCCAGACGGTCGGGCGGACCTTCCAGGCGAGCTGCGACGCCGCGCTCGGAGATGCGCGCTGCGAGGTCGATCTGGAGGATCCCGCCTTCAAGGGCACTGGTAGCGTCATCGATCTCCTGCGCGACCGGGCCTTCACCGCCTCGGGCCTCGGTGGGTTCACCTCCGGCTGGTTCACCTTCGGCACGCTGGAATGGACGAGCGGCGCGAATGCGGGCCGGCGCACCGAGGTGCTGGGCCATGACGTCACGGACGGCGTGGCGATCCTGACCCTGCTCGAGGCGCCGGTGCGCGCGATCGCCGAAGGCGACAATTTCATCATCCGGGCAGGCTGCGACAAACGGATGGAGACCTGTGGCGCGAAGTTCGCCAACACCGCCAACTTCCGGGGCTTCCCGCATATCCCCGGCCAGGACGCGGTCCTGCGCTACGCCACGAAAGATGGTGGGCATGAGGGTGGCGTGCTGTGAAGCCCGCCGATCCCGATAGGGTGATCGGGGCAGCGAGCTCCTGGCTCGGCACGCCCTACCATGATCAGGCGAGCCTTCGGGGTGTCGGCTGCGACTGCCTCGGGCTGGCCCGGGGCGTGTGGCGCGAGGTCGTCGGTCCCGAGCCGTTCCCGATCCCGGCCTACAGCCGGGACTGGGGTGAGACCGGGCCGCGCGAGGTTCTGGCCGAGGGCGCGCGGCGCATGATGATCGAAGTGGAACCCGCGGCAGCCGGTCCGGGAACG